GTCTATGATGTATTTACTGTAGGCGATATGGTCAGTGCTACAAGTGGTGGTACGTTTACAGGTGCAGTTACATTAACTGGTGGTATCACTGGAGACTTAGATTTAAATACCGATGGTTCAGCAATTAAGTTTGGTGCAGATGGTGAGATAACTCTTACACATAGTGCTGATGATGGATTAATATTAAAACACGTTGGAACAGGTGATGGTAAAGAACCACGTTTAACATTTCAAGCAGGTGATACAGATATAGCTGTTGATGATTTACTTGGTTCTATTGAGTTTCAAGCACCTGATGAAGGAACTGGCACAGATTCAAGACTAGTTGCTGCGGCTATGATGGCAGTATCTGAAGGAGATTTTAGTGCATCTAATAACGCAACAGGATTAAGATTTCAAACAGGTGCAAGTGAAACTGCAACTACAAAAATGACTTTAACTTCAGGAGGTCTTCTTGGATTAGGCACTTCATCACCAACAAGTTATAATTCCTATGGAGATGGATTGGTAATTACTAAATCATCTCAATCTGGTTCTGCAGGAATGAGTCTTATATCTGCAACAGATGGATATGGTTCTATTTATTTTAATGATGGAACTGGTCAAAATACACATGGTGCTATTGACTATAATCATAACACAGATGTAATGCGACTTAGGATAGCAGGTAGCACTGCTATAACACTAGACCAAAGTGGAAAACGAGCAAATTTTGGCATAACAGGTGAAAGAGCAATAATTAACAGAGAAGCACTAACAGGTATTGCTTTAGAAGATGATGCTAGTACAACTGTTGCAGGGTTTAGTGGTTCTTCATCTGCATTAATTTTAGTGTATGACCCCGGAGGAGGTGGTGCTGTATTTTTTGCTACATACGGAACAGCAGTAACAAAATTAGCAGGTGCAAGTGATTATGCTGCAACTGACAGTGATGGAAGTACTTGTGTTTTTAAAAGTGGCAGTAGTCACTCTGTTACATTAAAAAACAGAGAAGGTACTGGAACGTCTTACTACGTTCTTATATTACAGGCTTATGATTAAGAGGAAAAACAATGACAATTAAAAATATTAAAATAGATAAAATGACAACCGAAAAAATAGACAAAAATAACACAACTGAAGGTGGTGAAAATTATGACTCTAGTTCAGCCACTCTTAAAAAGAAAGTTGGTTTTAGAGTTACTAATGACAAGGGTGATGTTTACATTGTAGATAAATGGTTGACTATTGTAGATGGCAAAACAGATGAAGATTATTCTAAAGAAGCATATGAATTATGTAAAGATAAAATAGAAGAATGGGATAATGGTTTTGTAAACGTAGGTAAAACATTTAATCCTGACACAGGAAAGATAGAGTAAATAATGAGCAGAGCAAGAACATTCGCAGATTTAGCTACAGCATCTGAAGCAGGTAATTTAGGACAGACTAACTTAATAATTAATGGTGATATGTCTGTTGCACAAAGAGGTACATCTTCTACTTCAGATGGTTACTATACTGTTGACAGATGGAATATATATGGTTCTACAACAGGAATTACACAATCCCAACAGTCATTAACAAGTGGTAGTCCGTATGAAGCAGGGTTTAATAATTTTGCAAGGATGGAAAATACTTCAGCTTCAAGTAATGCAAATGCCTACGTTCAATTTCAACAACCAATAGAAGCACAATTTATAGCAAATAGTGGTTGGAATTTTAAATCTTCAAGTAGTTTTGTAACATTAAGTTTTTGGGCTAGGTCTAGTTTAGCAGGAACTTATTTTGTTTTTCTTCAATCTCAAGATGGCACAGGCTATATAAGGGCAAAGGATTTTGCTTTATCTGCCGATACTTGGACAAAAGTATCTTCGACATTTGAAGGTAATTCTAATCTTACAGTTAATGATGATAATGGTGCAGGTCTACTTGTAACTATAGTTCCTCATTACGGAACAACTTTTACTGGTAGTGGTGGTAATGCAAGTACAACAACTTGGTACACTATTTCAAATAACAAATATTTACCTACAGATTTTGCACAAAATTGGAGTAATACTTCAAGTGCAACATTTGATGTTACAGGGGTGCAATTAGAATTAGGAGAAGTTGCTACACCTTTTAAACACGAAAGTTATGGAGATAATTTAGCCAGATGCCAAAGGTATTATTTTCAAGTAGGAAAATTTCCGTCTAGTTCTGGTTATGGAGTTTTAGGTACTTTTGCTGCTGCCGACACAAGTTCTGGATTTACCTTAGTTGATTTTCCAGTATATATGAGAACAGAACCTACTTTTTCGCATAGTGGCACAGCTAGTGACTATAGTTTATATATTACTAATTCACATAAAGCAGGTTCTGGTGGTTTTTCTGCGTCATCTGGAGATATTTTAAAACATATGTATGTATATACAGAACATAGTGGTGGAATTACAGCAGGTGATGCAGGACATTTAACAACTAACAATAATAATACAGATGCTTTTCTTGGATTTAGTGCAGAACTTTAAGGAAAAATAAATGAAAATAGAAAATGCAAAATACAATATTAATAAACACACTAATCATAAAACTATAAGTTGTACTATTGATGGTCAACATTGTAGTGTACCAATAAATTTAGATAACAGACACTACGCTGAAATCAAACGACAAGTTGATGCAGGTGAACTAACAATAGAGGATGCAGACTAATGGCAATATCAAAGATAGGAAGTAACGCAGTAGATACATTATCTAAAAAATTAGTGTTAACAGCCGCAGATGGTGTTGCTGATAATGATTATATAATGGATATTCAAAATGCCGAAGCCACAGACGGTAGAAATTTTGGTTTGAGAGTAAAGGCAGGTTCTAACGCATCTGATTATGGTTTTGTTCTTGCAGACCATGACGGAAGTAATACAAGAATAATATCTTATGGAAACGGCTATACAGTTTTTTCAGCAAATGCTGCAAGTAATAATGCTTTTAAAATTGCTAACGATGGTAATCATAATAATCGTTATGGTATGGAATTACATTGTGGAGCAGATGATGCTTCAGGAACAAATTATGCAATCACATTTCACGATGGTGATGGAACTGCACAAGGTATTATAACATTTTCAAGTGGCACAGTTACTTATGGTGCTTTTACTGCACACCATGAAATATCTTTACCTGATGCAGATAAATCAGATGGCTATGATTATGGAACTTTAGTTGAAATAGATGATATATATTATACTCAAAAGAATGGTGCAGATACAGAAAGAGGTATTCGTTATCTTGTAAAGAAATCACAAGGTGCTTATTCAAAAAAAGTTCTTGGTGCGTATTGTGGCGATATGCTTTTAAGAGCAGACACAGATGGAACATATAAAGACAACCTTCATCAATGTGCAATATTAGGTGATGGACACATTATTTGTAATGGAGAAAAAGGCAACATCTCAATAGGCGATGGTATATGTTCTTCTTCTACTAATGGCATAGGAATGAAAGCAGATAAATTATCTATGATTATAGGTATAGCACAAAAAGATATTACGTTCTCAAGTGCAAGTGAAACAAAATTAGTTCCAGTGCAGTATGGTGTAAGACAATTTACACCCTGGACAGATTAGGAGAAATAAATGCCATACATAGGTAGAACAACAGACGGATTTGGAGTAAGGAATAGATTTATATACCTAGCTTCAAGTGGTGCCACATCCGTAAGTGGAGCAGATGCCAATGGTGCTACTCTAACATTTACAGATGGTGCATACGTTGACGTATATCTCAATGGTGTTCTACTAAAACCAACAACAGACTATAACACAAGCACTGCTAACACGATAGCAGGTCTATCAGCACTTAATACAAATGATGAAGTGACTGTGGTGGTCTATGACGTATTTACTGTTGCTGACATGGTAAGTGCTACAAGTGGTGGTACATTTAGTGGTGCAGTTACATTTGGTAGCACAGTAAGTGGATTAGATGTAAACGGCACAGAGGTCATTTTGGATGCAGATGGTGATACTTCTATTACTGCCGACACAGATGATAGTATAGATATTAAAACTGCTGGTACAGATAGAGTAAACATAGATAGTGCAGGTCATGTTCAAGTTGAAACTGGTAGCTTAACTATTAATACTGTAGGACAAGTATTAGGAGTTGGAACAAATAATCCTCTTAATACAATTCATATAAAAGATACTTCACCAGATATTAAGATTGAAGAAACATCTAGTGGTGGTTCTAAAATGCTTGTTCTAGGTGTAACAAGTGGTGGACAACCTTTTATTGATGCTCCTCAATCTGGTGGTAATCTTAATATTGATTTAGTTGGAACTACAAAATGGAACATAAATCAGTATGGAACAATTACTCAAAGTGGTAATAATAGTGGTTCGTTAATTTATGAAATGAATAATTCTAATGGTACAAATCCATATGGTTGTAGAATTAATTTTACTGGTACTGATGTTGATAATAACACTACCTATTTTTTATCAGGAGAAGCTAGTTCAAATAATAAGTTTAAAATATTTTCTGATGGTGATGTGGCAAATCACGATAACTCTTATGGTTCTTTATCTGACGAAAGAATTAAACAAGATATTACAGATGCTAACTCTCAATGGGATGACATTAAAGCAGTAAAAGTTAGAAATTTTAAAAAGAAAGATGATGTTGAAAAATATGGTAATAAAGCATGGTCACAGATTGGTGTAATTGCACAAGAATTAGAAACAGTTAGCCCAAAATTAATTAAAGAAACACCACCAGAACCTAGTGATATAAAACATAATTCAGAGTTTGGAACTTTGTACGAAGATGGCGATACGATTCCAGAAGGTAAAAAGGTTGGTGATGTTAAAGAAATTAAGTCAAATGTTAAAAAAGTAAGTTACTCTATTCTTTATATGAAGTCAGTTAAAGCCTTACAAGAAGCTATGGAACGAATTGAAACATTAGAAGCTAAAGTTAAAGCATTGGAGGAAGCGTAGATGAGCAGAGCAAGAACATTCGCAGATTTAGCTACAGCATCTGAAGAAGGTAGTTTAGCTAGTCCTAATATGATACAAAATGGCGATATGGCTGTTGCACAAAGAGCAACAAGCCTAACAAGTCAAACAGGAACATTTTATTGTGTAGATAGATTTAAAATTATAGAATCGGCAGATGCAGTATTTAGTGCTGCACAAAGTTCAACTTCTCCTGAAGGATTTAACAATAGTTTAAAAATAGATACTACTACAGCAGACTCATCTTTAAGTTCTACACAATATTCTTCTATTGTGCAAAACCAAGAGGGTTTAAATTTACAACATTTAAATTGGGGTACATCAAATGCAAAACCTTTAACTGTCTCATTTCATGTTAGGTCTAATGTTACAGGAACTTACTGTCTTTTAATGGTGGCTAAAGATGCTACAGTTAAGTATCAATCTCAAACCTACACTATAGATTCTGCTAATACTTGGGAGAAAAAAGTATTAACCTACATAGGTGAAACAACAACAGCCATACCAAATGATAATACTAATAGTTTGTGGATAGAGTTTTGTTTAGGTTCTGGAACAGGATACACAAGTGGTGGTGCAACAGGTCAAGCATGGTCTAGTGATACTACTAAATATTTTGGTGGTCAAGGTGTTAACATTATGGCTAGTACAGATAATGAGTTTTTATTAACAGGTGTTCAAATGGAAGTTGGAAGAGTTGCTACTCCTTTTAAATACGAAAGTTTTGGAGATAATCTAGCTAGATGCCAAAGATATTTTGCAAAAAGTTATAGTGTTGGAACTGCTCCCGCAGAAAATGCAGAAATAGGCTTTACATATACTGCTGTTTCATTAAGTGGTACAGATGTTAGAGTACCTTTTGTAACATATCCAGTTAGAATGAGGGCAGCAGCAACAGTGCAATTTGATGAACCTGCATATCCTCTAACAGGTGGTTCAGCAGGTCAGTGGCATTATGGTGGTGTAGAGCAATACGATACACCAAGTGCAAGTATTCAAAGAGATAATGGTTTTTATTGTAGTGCAACTGTAGCAGGTGCTACAACAAACTCTTCACATTGGACAAGTGGTGAATGGACTGCTGATGCAGATTTATAGAGGTTATTATGCATAATGAATTAAATATACAATCTGTAAAATACATGGAAATGGATGGAGTTAAAGTAGGAATAAAAATGATATTGGTAGGTAATCCTAATCCTTTTCATGTTCCTTTAGATTTAGCTAATAGACATTATGATGAAATCAAACGACAAGTTGATGCAGGTAAACTTACAATAGAGGATGCAGACTAATGGCAATAACAACCATAGACGCAACCACTGCTTTAAGTAATAATGGAATGGTTCTTCTTAATACAACTACAGTTTCTTCTGCTGTAGCAAGTGTAACTTTTAGTTCGTCTTTAATTACTGATACATACATGGACTATAGAGTTGTTTTGAGATTTGTTGCTGGTGCAACAAACGGACAAGCTCTTTTTGTTTTTCCATCAGATGACAATGGTTCAACTTACGATATACTTATTGAACAAGCGATGCAGTATCATGACACTAAAACAAGTGCAGCAGGAATTGCTGGAACAAATGGGAATAGTGATGCTAAAATACAAATAGGTGCTGGTACAGAAAATACTGCAAATAAAGGTTTAAGTGCAGACTTAATGTTTATTGGATTAAGGCAGACTACTGGCTTTAAAGCAATGTATTATAATGCTCATAATGCACACGATAATGATGGTGGTCATAATACTGGTAATGATTACTGGTGGAATGGTGGTTCAAAAATTATAGGCACATCAAATTCAAATAGAGAAGCAATAAATCATTTAAAATTTCAATTTGCAAGTGGTAATGTTGCACAAGGAACATTTAGTTTATATGGGATAAATTCAGCATGAAAAAATTAGTTGATGGTGTTGAAATTGAAATGACAGATGCAGAGATTGCATTAAAACAAGCAGAGGATAAAGCAAACTTAGAAGGTACATTAGTACAAAGAATGGCTCTTCTAAGAAACAAAAGAAATATCCTATTAGCTGAAACAGATTGGATGGCTAATTCTGACGTTGTTATGAGTAACGATTGGAAGACATATAGACAAGCATTGAGAGATATTACTAAAACAGAGCCAGTTGACATGGCTCTAAGCAATATAACATTCCCAACTAAACCGAGTTAATTATGTTAGGTCATGTCGCTCTCTCTGAAACACCTATAAGTAGTATAAGTAAAATACTTGAAGCTAACGCAGAGATGAGTGGCATTGCTTCTAAGGCAACTGCTGGTATTGGTATACTAACTGGTGTTGCAGATATATCTGCTAACTTTGTAGAAGATGTGGAAGGTTCTGCTGTACCAGACATACCAGTTACAAGTATGAGTTTTAACTTTGGTTTAGATGATATACCTGGTC